TATGACCAAATCCTTGGTAAAAACGCTAAGAGACCTTTCTTACATGTTAGATATAGAGCTTCTGAAACAGAAGACAGACGTTACAAGACTTGGATTACTGGTTCAGCTGGTGGTGCAATGACAAGTGATGTTGATAACATGCAAGTAAACTTCTTGTCAGAGAGAGCTGTTTGTACTTTAGGTGCTAACAACTTCTTTATCTTCCAAGAGTAATACACTACTTAAGGGGGTGTAAAAGCCCCCTTTTTTTTATATAAAATTTAAATCTAATCAAATGAAAACTAATACTAAATACGTAGATAAAATCTACAAACTCACGCGCGACACTGCGCCATTATCCTTAATCTTAGCATCAAGACATACCCAAAGATTTCCTCTTTTGTGGTTTGATGAAGAGACAGGAACTAACAAAGCTTTACGATATGCAAGAAATCAAAACTCCCCTTTTCAAGAGGACCAAGATAATAATGCTATTCTAGAACCAATTGTATTTGAAAATGGTTTCTTAACGGTACGGAAAGAAAATCAAGTATTACAAAAATTTCTAGCATACCACCCTGGAAACGGTAGAGTATATGTAGAGGTGGACAAGGCTAAGGACGCTGCTGAAATAGTTAAAGACCTTAACGATGAGGTAGATGCTTTAATCGAAGCACGTCAACTAACAGTTGATCAAGTAGAAAATGTAGGTAGGGTTTTATTTCAAGAGGATGTCACATCTATTACAACTGCTGAATTAAGAAGAGATATATTGGTCTTTGCTAAAAGCCAACCGAAAGACTTTTTGATGTTGCTTAAAGACCCAGCGTTAAAATTAAATGCAAATATTCAATTGTTCTTTGATAAAAAACTTTTACAGTTTAGAAACCAAAACAAAGAAGTTTTCTTTAACACACCGTCTAACAAAAAGAAAATGTTAAATATTCCCTATGGAGAAGACGCTATATATATTATAGCCTCACACTTTCAAACTAAAGAGGGCATAGAGGTTCTTAAGCATTTGTCAGCACTAGTTAAGAACATGTAAATAGTGCGTTTGTATTTTCTGTATCTTTGTTTTTTTAACCCATAAATTTTTAATTATGAACAAGTATGCAAGTATCACCGTTGGCGGTGGAGTAGAGCAGTTCTCTGTAAAAGATGTATCATCTTGCTATGTAGATAGTGCAGATGATATTGTTATCGATTACATTAGTGGCTCTCAAAGTAAAATTGCGTCAAGCTCGGCCTTAGTACAAGCAGATGCAGACATCGTATTCGGTGTTATTAAAAGTGCTCAACAACAGAAATGGACTAAAGTATTATACAGTATACCGACATTGAGCCAAGCGGTAAACGCCTTTACATTCACCTTTTAAATCTTAGAAATTATGAATAAATTTTTAGTAATCGGAAATTATGTTTTTGGTGGCGATGTATTATACGTTGGATTAGTTACAAACAATATTGTTTTAAACTATCTTGACAAGCAAATAACTTTAGCAGGTTCAGGGAATATGACTGCCGCAGACAAAACGGCTATCGAATCTGCTCTTGTAACTGTTTGGACAAAAAGTTATACCGACGCAACCATTGACGTGACTCTAAGTCAAGCGATAACAACGATTTCATAAACTCGTTTTAGTCGATAATTTAAGAAGAGGTCATAAAAAATTGACCTCTTTTTTTTTACTTATCTTTGTGTAAAAGAATAACAATGATAAATTCTGTACGTAATACAGTTTTAGCGATTATTAATAAGAATAATTACGGGTATATTTCTCCTAGTGATTTTAATTTATTTGCTAAACAAGCACAATTGGATTTGTTTGACGAATATTTTGTTAACTATAACCAACAAATAAACGAGGAAAATGCTAGGGTATCAGGCACAGGATATGCTGATATTAAAAAAGGCTACGAAGAAGTTATAGACTCTTTTTCAGTTACCGCTACTCTAGCCCAAAATGCGGCCAATGTTTTTACGCTTCCTGCTGATTACTATATTATTAATAAAGTATTGTGTTTTTCTGGAGGACAATTAAAAGGAGAAGCAGAACGAGTATCACAAAGTAAGATAACTTTATTAAATAGTTCTTTATTAACCTCACCATCAGTTACTTATCCTGCGTATACGCTAGAGGGTAATTTAATAACTGTTCTACCAGTTTCTTTTAACGGGGCAACAGATATAACTTCACAGTACATACGATACCCTTTGGATCCAAAATGGACCTTTACAACAATAGCGGGAGGGTCTCCTATATTTGACCAAAGCCAAGCTGACTTTCAAGACTTTGAATTACCGATAGATGATGCAAATGATTTAGTCGCTAAAATATTACAGTACGCAGGTATCTCTATCAGAGAGGGTGACATATTTAAGTTTGGACAAGTTGAAGAACAAATGCAAAATCAACAACAATAATTATGGCATATATAGATCAAAAAAAATATTATACTAATGATGGCGCTAATCCAACAGATTTAAATTGGGGATCATATCAGTATGTTAGTTTAGCAGATATTGTCACTAATTTTTTGTTAATGTATAGCGGAAACCATTCGTTAGTCAACAATGAGGACAGATTCAAAATATTATTTCACGCTAAACGTGGTATACAAGAGTTAAACTACGATGCTTTTAAAGAGATAAAATCTTTGCAGCTTACTGTTTATTCTGATTTAAGATTTGTTTTGCCTTCTGATTATGTCAATTGGGTAAGAATATCTTTATTTAAAAATAATACCATTCGTCCTTTGCTAGAAAACATACAAGTTCAATCTGCTTTATCATACGTGCAGTCGGCTACAGCATCTTTCACTTACGATGCTGATGACAATGTAAACACACAAACTTCTACACTAGATTCCTCTAGACAAGATGGTTCTTTAAATAGCATTTACTTAAACCAAGCCAACCTAGATCAAGATAATAATCCACCGTTTAACGAAGATTATTACGATACCTACATAGGAGCTCGCTACGGTCTTAATACAGAGACGGCTAACATGAACCCCACATTTACTATAGACAAGAAAGCAGGGGTGATTAATTTCGACTCAACCATGGCTAATGAGCAGTGTATACTTGAATACATATCAGATGGTATGGAGGGTGGTGATGACACATTAATTACTCTGAATAAATTATTTGAGGATTACATATATGCATATATAAAATATGCGGTATTGAATAATAAATTTGGCGTACAAGAATATATAATAAATAGGGCACGAAAAGATAAGACAGCATTATTAAGAAATGCAAAAATACGGTTAAGTAATATTCACCCAGGGCGTTTGTTAATGAACATGAGAGGTGAAAACAAGTGGCTAAAATAAAATGGCAAACACACAAAGAAATTTTGTATTAGGGCGAATGAATAAAAGCCTTGACGAAAGGCTGCTACCTAACGGAGAATATGTCGATGCTGTTAACTTAAGATTAGGATCAACCGAAGAGTCAGAAGTTGGATCAGTAGAGAATGCAAAAGGAAACACACAGCTATCCCAATTATATTTTATAGACCCCGTAACTCTAACCAATACGCCACTTAGTAGTGAGGCTAGAACAATAGGTGTGTATGAGGATGGAGCAAACGAAACATTATATTGGTTTGTGCATGACCCGAAATGTCCTATCGGTGATACTGGTAAGCTAGACATGATTGTATCTCTAAATATCTTGACGGGCTTTTTAAAGTATCACATAATTAGTATTGATGATGGTTCGGGAATAAATACAACCTTAAATTTTAACCCACAGTTTTTAATTACGGCCACGAATAAAGTTAGTGACTTACTGTTTTTTACAGATTTTTTAAATCCACCTAGGTTTATCAATATTAAAAATTCATATGGAGAGCCGATAGTATCTACTGTAACTACTGGTACCACAACTGCATTTGTATTTACAGCGGGGTCAGTTACTCAAGCAGGCATAATATCTACAGGTTTTCATCAAGGAACTGTATTGGGTTGCCCTACACCCACCAATGCTATAGGAGCAGGAGCAGCGCCAACCACAACTCAAATAGCTTTGCCTGGGACGGGTTGCTATTCGCCAACCGTTGTTGTTTTTGGAGTATCAGGCCCACAAGTTAATGTTCCACTTACAAGCAAAGGTTTTGGAATACAAGGTGCCAATACTGCCTCTGGTTTTGCACTAACACATTTTGTAACTAATAGCGACGGAACAGCAACTTTTGCGCTGATAATGTCAAGCGGTGGCGGTAATCCAGGCACTGGTATTATGAGAGGTGAAATTACAGGCAGCGACGGGTCATCAGGTAAGTTTGTTGGTCAATATGCACCAACGGCTCAATTTGTAGATGAAAGCAATGCTACTCAAAATCCAGAATCATTAGGAGGATTATCTCTAACAGGTATAACATTAGTGGACGGCGTTACATATACCTTAAAAATATAATATGGCTTATATAGACCAATTTAGTGCTGAGAGTATATTAGTTATAAAAAAACCACCAATAACTGCGCCCACAATTGTAACCTCAACTGTCGCTGACGGCACAGTATTTTTAGAAGACAGGTTTATTTGTTTTGCTTATCGTTATGAATATCAAAATGGAGAGTTTTCAGCCACCTCCCAGTTTAGCCCGCCCGCTTTTGAAGCAGGTGCTTACCGGTTTAGTGAATCAAGTTTCTTAAACGAAGGAATGTTAAACACAGCAAATGTAGTTCAAATTACATTTGATACTGGTGGTCCTTTAGTGGTTGCAATTCAGTTGTTGTTTAAAGACATGACTGATCCTACTATTAAAATTATAGAGACCATCAATAAGGCTGAGCAAGGACTAGGAGATAATAATTCTTTTACATTTACTTTTGATGACCAAAAAATATTTACTGTTTTACCTGAGTATGAGGTACTTAGGCTATATGACAATGTTCCTTTAAAAGCACAAGCGCAAACTTTAATGGGCAACCGCTTAGTATATGGTAATTATTTTGAGGGTTATAATTTAAAAGACAGACAGAATAATGCAGTAAACTTTACCTATAATTTAAATCTTTCATCTAATGAAATAAACCAAACAGGTCTAATAGAAACTATTGGAGATGGTTATTATACATACGGACAAACAGCGACTATAACCAATTCCATATTTTATATTGACTTAAGCACTTTACCATTAACAAAAGGTTCTGTTATATCTTGGTTAGTAAATTTTACTCATTTATCTTTTTACACCTCTAGTGGAACAGCACCAACTTCTCTTACTCCGGTTACAGAAATAGGGTTTTCTTACACTTTACTTGAAGACTATGCGACACCTTTTGATTTAGCTGCTGACCCTCATTTTATTAACAGCATTGGAACATCGACTAATATACAGACGGTACCTAATTCATGCAATGGCTTTACATTTACAGACGCGTTTAATTGTTCAATACCTGCGCAATTAGGAGCATTTGTAAAAACCGAAAGCGGAATTACTGGAGCTACACAAGGTTTTACCATTTATTCTACACCAAATTCAACTAGTATTGGATTACAATTAGTTGCTATGAAGTGGGTAGATGGAGCTAACACGTCTTTTGAATACTTTCAAATCCTAAGTGCTGAATCTTTTTTAAGAACTACTAACAATAATTACAGTCTTCACAGCAACAGAGATTATGAAATTGGAATTATCTATATGGATGATTTTAATAGGTCATCAACAGCATTAGTAGGTCCATTTAATACCACTCATGTTTCTTGTAAAAATTCTGTTTTTACCAATAGCATTACAGTAAATATACCGGGTGGACAAGCAGGAGGAGCTCCTGCGCAACACGCTCCATATTGGGCAACAAGATATAAGTTTTGTATTAAGTCAAGTAAGTCTACATATGACACGATTTACGTATCTAATTTTGTAAAAGAAGATAATACTGCGCCCATATACTTTTTGCTTGAAGGTGAGAATGCTAATAAGGTAGAAGAGGGCGATAGATTAATAGTCAAAAAAGATACATCAGGCGCATTATCACAGTGCGCAACAGCGGTGGTCTTAGAAAAAACAACGCAGTTAAAAGGATTTATATCTTATCAAAATCCATTAGATGCGACACAAACTATTGAAGCGCCTCCAGGCACTTATATGAAGATGATACCTACAAACTTTGTAGTATCTACTTTTACAAATCCATATATTACATATGGAAATATCGGTGATGGAGATGTAAAGAACAATGACTATCCAAAGGTATTTTATCCTGTTACTATCCCCAATCCAGCGGGTACGGGTGCAACTGCAAACATGGATTACAGTATTCCAGAAAACAGTACAGTAAAAATATCTATTAAATCTGTTAGACCTGGTGGTACATCAAACAAAAATTGTCCTAGGGAAGTATGGATATATGAGCAAGAAATCACAGCAAGCGCGACGTTTGCAAACTTTAAAGCATTTTTTGACGGCGAGGCTTTAGGTGTTCTTACAACAGGTGTTATACAAAGAAATTCTGTTTTCAGACTAGGCGAAGCACAAGAAGCTGTAGATTTTGATACTGGAACTAATATTCAGTATGACAATACCACATTGCAGCTTACTAGGAATCCTGTTAACAGTGATTTACCTCAGTTAGAAGAGTTCTTTTACTTTAGATTTATTGAAAACACAGCAACAGGCGAAACGTTTTTAGGAATATCAGGTGGACGAGAATGTCCCTCAAGAGGAGATTCAAGGCTTGATGTTGAAATTGAGGTAACTAGAGCATCATCATCAGTGGTATTTGAAACACAACCTTTAGATGCATTGCCAGATGTATGGTTTGAAAATGATAAATCTTTTGGAATTAATTCATTCGGGGAGCATTTAGGTAGTATTCAAAATCAAATTATAGATATTGATAACTCAGGGCTAATAGTTGCGCAAGATGCTATTGTAGACACAGGATTCTCAAACTGTATAGCCTTTGGAGATGGTATAGAAAGCTATAAAATCAGAGACTCTATCACAGGCAAGGGGTTAACTTTTGGCAATAGAACAACTACAACATCCTCTCAGATATACAAAGAGGCTCACAGATTTTCAGATTTAACATACAGTGGTGTTTTTAATGATGAAAGTAACATAAATAAACTAAATGAATTTAACCTAGGCTTGGCTAACTTTAGTCCCTTAGAAGATTCATTTGGTCCAATAAGAAAACTATATTCAAGACGTACCGACATTCTTACTTTACAAGAAGATAGAATATCTTATGTGCCCGTTGGCAAAGATCTTTTAACAGATGCAGGTGGAGGCGGAGCTCTTACAAGCGTACCTCAAGTGCTAGGTATTCAGATAGCAAGAGATGAAGAGTATGGTATAAGTAATAATCCAGAAAGTTTTGCCGTATGGGGATATGATAAATATTTTGTTGACTCAAAACGCGGAGCTGTACTTAGATTAAGAGGCGGATCAAGTGGTCAAGAAGAGCTTTCTGTAATATCTGAAAGAGGTATGAGGGGCTGGTTTAGAGACTTCTTTATTAACTCTTTAGGTACTCAAAAGCTAGGAGGTTATGACCCTTATACAAACGAATTTGTATTAGCGGGCAATCTTCAAAACACATTTGACTTTAGATTATGTTTAGCATGTGGCATAGCAGAGAATTTAGTTCTAGAACCAGGTAAAAGAAATATATATTGTGTTGATGTAGGGCAAGACGTTGGTCAAGTTACTGTTAGTTATATTATACCTGATGCATCAGATGACGATATTATTACAGAGGTAAACACACCTACAGGAGCTGGTTTGCAAATAATGGAAACTGAAGCGGGAATCTCTCCAATCGTAACTGAAGATACCAACACAGGAGTTGGGTATACCTTTAACGCATATTATAATGGTGTTAAATATACAAGTGGCTTAGTCTTTGTGAGTGGAAGTTTTACGGTTGCTAAAAATAGTATTAGCGAATCAGAGGTCACAATCGAGGCTACTACAAATGCTAGTGTTGCTGATAGTGCAGAGGTTACTGTAAGCTGTCCAGAACAAAATTTAATAACGGTTTATAACATAGCCCTAACAAATAACGGAGACGCCCTTAAAACCATTCACAATGAATATAGATGGACTGATAATGTTTCTAGTTCACCGCTAGAGTCTAATTTAGTAACCTTTGCTAGCGGAGCAAACCCAGTGGTGTCTCAGTATTACACTTTGCAGGGTGCTTTAGGATCTAATACAGTGCCTGATGAAGGTGCTTTAGTTTCAATTATAAGCAATAAGTTTAGTTCAGACACTTTTGACTTTGATGTTATCAGTAATAAATTAAGGTTTTTAAGAAGCTCTACTGTGTATAGCAATACGACGGCAGACATAAATGCATTAGTTGCAGCATCTAGCGAAGCCACACCTATTGTAACTACGGCTAGTTCAAATTATGCCAACTTTACAATGCCAACTATGACCGCGGCAGATAATAATTTATATTTAATTTGGGACTATAGAACAATAACAGCAATAACTCTTTGTCAAAACACTACAGACTTTGGAGCGTTAGCAGAGTTTAACTCTTGCTGTTCATGTGCACCTCCAGCGCCAACTACCCCATGTAATGAAAATGTTGGATATACAGGAGGAGTTAATTATCCGGATAGACGTAATATTGATTTAGGCAGTAGCACTGGAACTGTTACTGTTAAGTTTAATGCTGAAAATGTGCCAGATAGAATGATTGTGAAGTTTGATGGGGTTACTGTTATAGACAGTCAATATCAAGGAGACACTGGGATGATTTCCAACTTACATGCTGAATTATCAGGCACTGACCCTAATACGGGAAGTCCTTATGTAGAGCCAGTCTCAGGTAATGCTTACGAGCCCAATGGTACAGCGCCACTTCCGACAGTAGCCAATGGAGGTTTTATAGACAAATCTAGAATGAAGATTCTTGAGTATACTTTTGCAAAAAATACAGCTACTACATCTTGTCAAATAGAGGTTTATGGGCCGTTAGAAGACACGGGTTACATAGTAGAAGTAACATGCCCAACATAAAATATTAAAAAATGTCACAATTAGCTTTATTTATCGACGCACCCACTTTATCAGAAGCAACTGCTGTTTATACTGATAGTGCATTAACTGTTTTAGCTGTAGACGGATACTATTCTGATCAAAACATTACTCGTCAACAATTAAGTGGTGCATTAGGCGCTTCCATAACTTGTCCAGATTGTTCTGGAAGTACCCCTGCGGCGCCTACTACTTATAACGTAACACAAAATGTGACTAATAATATAGTGGGTACATTAAATGTTGACTATACTTTATCAGGCACAGGATATGACGGGAATGACCCAGCGGGTCCTGTAACTCAAACAGGTGAAGTAAATGACGAATATCAGTTTGACATAGTTCCATCTGTAGTTCAAGGCAAACAGTTTAGTTCAGCCTCTCCTTTTTCTGCAACAAATCCAGCGGGATCAATACCCGTTGGCGGAACTACAGTAACAAATACATTAACAGGAACGATAGAAATAATTCCTTCGGGAGCAGGTACTCTAAATTATGTGTTAACCGCTTGTCAAGGAAACAATGGAGAATCGCCATCCTCTGGCCTTATAAGTAGAACATTGGCAAACAAGCCCACTCCAAATCAAAGATTTGCAGCTGTCAATGTGGAGCCAACTCAGTATTATTATTATGACCCAGCAATAACCGCAAAATCAAACCCCTCACAAGCTGACTTCTTAGAACAAAGAGGGGGCACTGGCTTAGTGTTGTCAAAAATAGAAGGAGAAACAGGATGTCCAACATTTAATGTAATAACTGGTGATATTGTCCAACTTAAAAAATGTTTAGATGGATCCACTGATTACTATATGCAGATACCTTATAATACTCAATGGAGAAACTCCACTAGAGTAACGCCAGACGGGGGATCTACGTTTTATACTCAAGAAGGTATACTACAAGCTAATCAATTGTCAGGAAAAACAGAATTTACGACTATACAATACCCAGATGCCACTGGTATTATGGAAGGACAACCAGGTTTTCAATCACGAGTTGTTGGATGTCCTGGCGACACCTATTTTCAATTAAGAGAATGTAACCCTCAATTTGGAAGCACTTTTGGAGGAAGAAAAGGTATTTCTAGTCTGCCTGCAAACAATCCTTTATTTGCAGCTGGTAGTTTACAGTATAATATTAATGGAACGGGTAGCGTATATACTGATGATCAAGGAGCATGTTGGCAAATTCAAGACTCTTTGCCAGGATCTTCAATCGCTGCATATTCAAGTAGTTCAACCGCTACGGTTACTTTAATAGCTTATCAAGGTAATGACTGTCAAGCATGTGGCGGTTACGTTTGAGAAAGAGTTAATATTTATTATATTTGATATATAAAATCAAATCTAATGTATTCTATATTTGTTCAGATAGCTAGCTATCGTGATCCTGAATTAGTACCAACTCTACACAATCTATTAAACAATGCTAAATACCCTGAGCAGCTAACCATATGCGTAGCTCATCAGCATAGCACAGAGGATGAGTGGGATAACCTTAATGACTTTAAAAATGATTCAAGGTTTATAATAATAGACATACCCCACACAGAAGCTCAGGGAACTTGTTGGGCTCGTCATCAAATACAAAGGCACTACACAAATCAAATGTTTACATTACATTTAGATTCACACCACCGGTTTATAAAAGACTGGGACGCTGATTGTATAGACATGTTTTTTTCTTTGAGAAAGAAAGGCGTTACAAGGCCGCTAATTACTTCTTACTTGCCCTCCTATCTACCAGATACAGAAAATGAGGACAAAGAAGATGTGCCATGGAGCATGGTATTTGACAGGTTTACCCCTAAAGGTATGTTGTTTTTTAAGCCTCACTATATGGAGGATAACGCAACTGAGCCTATACCAGCGAGGTTCTATTCAGGACATTTTGCGTTTACCATTGGTGAAATATGTAGAGAAGTTCCCCACGATCCTTATTTATATTTTCACGGTGAAGAAATTAGTATAGCTGTAAGGGCCTATACTTGGGGTTATGATTTATTTCATCCACATAAGATAATAGCTTGGCATGAATACACTAGGCAAGGCAGAGACAAGCATTGGGATGATCATACAGAATGGAGCAAAAGAGATGAGTCTTCTCAAAATAGAGTTCGGTCATTATTACAAGTGGACAATCAGCAATGCACATCATGTGCTAAAAAGGCACTGAAGGGATATGACTTTGGACCCGTGCGTACTTTGGAACAATATGAAAATTACGCAGGTATAAAATTCAAAAACAGAACAGTTCAGCAGTCAGCTTTAGATAATAAAAACCCAGGTAACAATCAAGATCCTTTTCTTAGTTTATTTAGATATAAGATACAGCTTAACAAAAGTCAGTTGTCTTGTGATGACTATTCATTTGTGGCTATAATATATGAGGATGAAAATGGAGTGCTTATAAACAGAAAAGACTTGCAGGAAAAAGAAGCAAGCACTTGGAAATATAAAGACGCTATAGAAATTGACAGCGAGTTTATAGGTAAGACGCCACACAAATATATTGTATGGCCCTACAGTAAGTCAAAGGGATGGGTAGATAGAATAGAATCTATCATATTGTAAGTGCATAAAATAAAATTGTAAATTTGTATTATAATTAAAAAGCATGAGTTATTTAAGTTGTTCAGCCCAAGTTAGAACTGGTACTACATCACCACCTGTAAATACTTATCGGGGAATGGATGGCGTAACCTATGATATTGCCAATCAAGAGATTATAAATGTGCCAAATAATTTAGTCTTGACCGCTGGTTTGACTCCATCAATTCAAAGCATTTGGCTTAGTGGCCCAGGGTTAGTTGTGGCAACAGGTGCTATTTTAGATTCTTTAGGTAATGAGATAGTACGATTTTATCCACAGAGCTTGATAGCTCCTGCATCAAGTGTCAGTCCAACCACTGCTTATTCCCCACCCAATCCTACTTCTCCTTTAGTTAGCGGAGAGTATACCATACTAACATTTCAATTATACATAGAGGACACTCAAGGTAGAACGAAAGGAGCTGGTCAAATATGTATTGGAGGTACGGCTATTACACCTACGCCTACACCTACGTTTGTACCGACCCTCACGCCCACGCCAACACCTATACCACCTACACCAACTCCGACTGCAACACCAGTGGTTTAAAGCAAAAACAAAATTATTGTATATTTGTTTTAATTAAAACTAATTGTCTTGGCACAAATACCCTCATCACCCAATCCCGTAGCTACGCCACAAATACCATCTGGTGAATTGTTTACATTAACATATAGCAATGGAGTGCAAGGGTGGCCTTCTTTTTATTCATACAACCCTGATTATATGGTAGGTATGAACAATTACTTTTATACTTTTTCAGGTGGTAATATATTTAGACATAACACTAATAACGCAAGAAATAATTTCTATGGTGTGCAATATAACTGCTCAATAACAACTGTTATTAATGAAGCGCCCTTAGATAATAAGTTGTTTAAAACTGTAAGCTTAGAGTCTGACTCACCCTGGAGTGTCAGTTTAAACACAGACATGAACAACCAAGCTTTTATAAATAACACATGGTTTGAACTTAAGGAGGGTGCTTATTATGCGGCTATTAAAAACACGACTCAAACACCAGCGACATTAAGTGAGTTTGATTTGAGGTCTGTTAATGGTATAGGCAATACCACAGGGTTTACAATGACAAATCCAAGGGTGTTTACTTTTACGGTTGCCATCGATTCAATTATAAGTATAGGAGACTATTTGTATTATCTTAATGAGTTCACAAACTCACCATCTCTTGCGGGTGTAATTACCTCTAAGAACGCTACGTCGATAACTGTTGACAGTACTATACCTGGGGCTACTAATCCAACTACAAATACGCCTTTGATGATGGCGTTAAAAAACTTAATAGCAGAGTCACATGGAATACTTGGACATTATTCCTTGATGACATTTGAAAACATTGGTCCTGCTAGAGCGGAGCTCTTTGCGGTGCAAGCGCAGATAATGAAAAGTGATCCTTAAAAATTAGTATCTTTGTTAGAGTATGGAATTTAATATTCGTAAACTAAATTCTACTGACTACGAAGACATACTTGTTAGTTGGTGGAAAGACTGGGGATGGGAGCCTCCGGCAAAAGATTTTTTGCCAGATGACGGTGAAGGTGGTTTAATAGTATTAGACGATGACATCCCTGTATGTGCAGGGTTTATATATATAACAAATTCAAAAGTAGCCTGGGTGGACTGGATTATATCAAATAAGAATTACGACAATAAAAAAGCCAAGCACAGAGCTGTAGGTCTGCTTGTTGAATCACTTACAAATACATGTAAAAACAACGGAAATAAATATACATATGCTCTTATAAAACATGACGGTCTAGTAAAAACATACGAGAATCTAGGTTATATAAAGGGCGATACATACACACAAGAAATGATTAAAGCATTTTAATATGGCAATAATAACAGGGACAGCAATAGGATTAGGAACAGCGGCAATAACAGCTGGTACAATTGCGTCAGGAGCAGCTTTTGCAGCATCAGCTGCTGGAACCGCAATAAATTTATCACAAGCATCAAAACAAAAAAAGGCTCAAGCAGAGGCTGAAGATGCAGCTGACAAAGCTTTAGAATCGGCAAGAAAAAAATTAGAAGTAAATTATCTTAAAGGTTTGTCGATTCAAAAAGAACCTTATGAATTAGCTAGAGAAGCTGGCTTATCAGGCTTAGGGCAAATAGTACAAGCAGGTCAAGAGGGGGAACAAAGAGGAGCTGCAGCCACAGCAGGCAGAGCAGCCATCTATAACCAACAACAGCAAACCCAAGCTAGAACTGCTATGGGTCAAGAATTACAAGGTTTGCAGCGAGCATCAGCAGCAGAAGACGCGAGATTGCAGGGGATGAAAGTACGCTTAGACGTAGCGGAGGTAGAAGGTCAGCAAGCAGCTGCACAGCAAGCGGCCCTTAATAGGGCAGCAGCTCAAGGTCAAGCATTTAAGTCAATAGCTCAGATGGGAGCCATAGCTGGTCAACAAATACCAGAGTATTTACCATCTGCAAACAATGCCCCTAGCATGCCTCAAGGTCAAGAAGTGTCACGTTTTTTTACAAATGACGCTGGTCAAAATGTTAATTTAGCAGATACATTTAGAGTAACAAATCCTATATTTTCTCCAGCATCAGTAAATATGCCAATATTTAACAACACGCCGTTGGAACAACAATATGACGCAGTAACTGGTAGATTAATTTCTTAAGATATGGCAACTAAAATAGGATTTAAGTTACAAGATAAGCCCGTCATTGCGGATACTTCTTCATTAATTGATTTATCTAACACACTTTTAAATCAAGAAAAAGATAGGGAAACACAAAGACAAGCATGGAGGGATGAACAAGATACATTAAGAAAAACTCAAGATGAACTTACTCCTACTGCAAATCAAAATGCTAATCAATTCTTCGGTAAGTTTAGCCAAGGCATAATGGATGAATCGATTAGATTACAAAAACAATTAGAAACAGGTCAAATTAATTCAAGTGATTATTCTGCACAATGGAGGAACTTAAACCAAACCAACGAGCAGATGATTGCTGCTCAAACCTCATACCAAGAGAGAGCACAACAAATAGCAGACGATGTAGCTAGCGGCAAGTCTAGTGCTGTTAATACTGCGGACTTAAATCATTTCAACAAAGTGTTTCAGCCAGGGGCTATGGAGGTTGAGCCAGATGGCAGGGGCGGTTTAAAGCTTTTTAATAAAGAAACTAACGATGTGGTTAGTCCCTCATATTTAAGTAATCTTACTAATGGAAACTTACCTAAGTATGACTATAGTACTATTGCTTCTACATTAGCTAAACAATTTGGAGAGAGAGGTATTACAGATGCTGCAGGGAACACTATTAAAGGTGTATATGCAAACATGGATCCTGGAAAATTAGATGAGTTAATGCTAAAAGAAGCCAAAGCTTTACTAGCTGGTTCTCAAGCCCCGACTGTATCAATATTAGTTGATGGTATGGGGTATGATGTGGTTTATAATGAAGATGAATTAAAACCAGGGAATGTATATAGAAAGCCAGATGGCACTTTTGCTTTTGCTGAAGGAGATAAAGAGAAAGCAGAAGTGTTTATGAGAGACGCTCTTAAAAATGCATTGCCTTTAGAGGAAAAAGAACGTCCAGATTTAACAGAAAAAGAAAAATCTGACTTAAAATTATCTAAAGAAAGAGTACGAATACAGAGGGGAACTCTTAATCAACGCATAAAAGAATTTTTAAAAGGAGATTTAGATAAACAAGAAGCGCTAGATACCCAAATTGAAGTCATTGCTTCACTATATGGAGGTACTCAAGAAGATATAAATGCCGCAGTAGATTATTATCGAGACATCGGTGGTAATACTAATATCCAAAGAGTAACCAGAAACAACAGTGGTATATCGGTTACTTTTATAGATGAAAACGGAGATACACAGACTAGGCCAATTTCTTTCTATGTGGCTGATGAAACCTCGGACACTTTGGTTCCTAATCCAAATTTTGATTCTAGCAAGGAGGAGTCCGATGCTAATCCAAAACGTGTAAAAGGAAGACAAAAATCTGAAGCACAGTTTATAAATTCTGCTTCTCAACTTTTAATTGGACAAGGAGTAAATGACCGTACTAACATCAAAAATGAGGATGACACCCCGAAATTTAATAGAAATCTAACTAGCACTGAAGATATTGTATCTGAAGTGAAGGTGGATAAAGCAGAAGGAGAAGAAGACAATAGTGACTTTATAGTTGAGATTGATAAATATTTAAATGAAATGTTCTCTACTGATAACTTACAATCTACAAGGCCAACACCATCGGACAAAGGGATTGATTTAGAGGATGAAGATACAGAAGTTGCAGAACAAATTAATACTATATTTAAGGATTTAGATATTGACGCAGAAGCTATTAGCACCGTAAACCCTAGCAATGACGGTTTGATAATTAGGATACCCGGATATAATGCTGATCCATTGTTGTTAGATGCAGATTTTTTTACTAGAAGCTATGCACAAGATGAAACAGAAAAATTAAGAAAATACATAAGGACCTTTTTGATATCAAAAAAAGGTAAAGTTCAAACAAAAAACATGGGCTAATGAACGACGAAATATTAAAAAATATTTGGGATCAGTTAAGCTCAGATGGAATGACCAAAAGTTCTTTTGAGGAATGGAAGGTAAACGCTCAAAGCCCAGAGGTACAACAAAATATTCACTCTTACTTAATTGAAAAAAAATACACTGATAGTGATTTATCTACGTGGCTAAACAACACTGGGTTAAAAAAAAAAGACGGATCCGTTTTGGATTCAAGTTCTGGGGCTGGTTCTTCGGCCTCACAAAGACCTGAACCTACTGAGCAAGACTACTTTGAAGGAACCTTTGGAGATGTACTAAGAGGTTTTGACAATGTAACTCAAACAGGAATAGGAGATTTTATAGATGACATGGCCCGAAGTGTAGCATCGGGATATTATCAAGGTGTTGCTTCTGAAGATGCATCTGACTTACTTTTACGAGGATCGTTATCAACGGAAGAAGATATTGCTAGTTTTATTGAGTCTAACAAAAACAGAGAAACCTACGGCGCATCAAAAGAGATGCAAGAGTATATGAAAATATACGAAGAGAATGACAAATCTTTTATGGGTGTGGTTCTTGGTCTTCTAAAATCTGGCTTGACGGTAGTACCCGAATTAGTTTTAAGTTCATTAACTTCTATGGCTACAAATACAGACTCTCTTGTCGCAGGAGCAACTGCATTAGGAACGGGAGCTGGAATAGGTGCTGCTACAGGCGCAAGTGCAGGGACAGTAGCTTTACCAGTAATAGGGACTGTTGGAGGAGCGGCAGCAGGAGCCATCACAGGGGCAGCAGCTGCTGTGCCTTATGCTTTTGCAGCAGCTGGAACAACGCTAGAGATGGGGGCAACATTTGCTGAATTGTTAACTGAGGAGGCAGAGGGTGAGAAATTAGATGCTCAAAAAATTAAAGAAATATTAAATGATCCTGAGAAGTTTACTAGTATCAGAAACAAAGCGGTCGCTAGAGGACTAGCTATAGGAGCAGTGGATGCTTTTACAGGAAGACTTGGTGGTAAGGTGGCAGGGAGAATACTCAGTAAAACAGGGACCAAAAAAGGGGCTACCAAAGCGGTTGCAGCAGCGGCTGGAATTGAAGGAGCAGGTGGATCTGTCGGTGAGATTGCTGGATCTGTGGCAGCTGATCAAGAATTGGATATATCAGATGTAATATTAGAGGGTCTCGCAGAAACACCAGGGGGTTTTAGAGATGTTATATCCACTAGGTTTAGTTCACCATCATATAAGATAAATGGTAAGAAAGCTACTGCTGATCAGATAGATGAGCTTACAGAAACAATGACACTCGACCAACTACAAAAAACTAAAATCGATATAAATAACGATTACGAGGGCAGGGCAACCAAATTACAAAATAGGATTGTAAAACTTTCAACAGAAAAACAAATAAGAGATGCAAGCCCTGATTTAAATAATGAAACCGTAAGTGCTTTGACTAAACTTCAAGTAGAATTAGACGGCTTAAAAGACAATAAGACGGAGCCTGCTAAAATAAGAAAAGCTGAAATTAAGAAACAAATGTCTGAAATAGAAAACGTTAGTGTTTCAGATCAAAAACCACCAGTAAGTGATGCAGTTAGAGATTATAATGTTGAACGCTTCGAATTATTAAGCGACGAGGATAAGGTTTTAGCAAACAAAATCAAGGACGAAACTAAGAGGAATAAATTCGTTAATAACATAACTAGTAAAACTGTCGAAGGTATTCGAATAAATGAAACAGAAGCAGCTGAAAAAGCTTTAGCAAATCCAGATTCAGATGAAGCCACTCTTATTGCGGCTAAAAGAAAAATGGAAGAGCCAACGGCACCTTTTAATGCTGCTGCTATAGCTGACGTACAAAGAAGTTTAAACGTCAATCAAGAAGATATTACTGAAGTTTCAGAGACCGAGGAGATAACTTACACCTTGCCTGAAGATCCTAAAGAAGCTAGAAAGGATTTTGACGTTATTGATAACAGAAAAGGCAAAGCTGGACTCGAATATGAATTTGATGGAATAGCTGCCAGAAAAGGCGAAGGGAACTATTATGTTGAAAATAACAAAACAGGAAGTTTAGTTACAGCTACAACACGAAAAGAAGCTGAATTTTTAGCAAAAAATCCAAAAGAATGGGACTATGGTGAAGGTGAATCAATAATAACACGTACTCAAGAAACTATTTCTGAGGAAAACAAAGAGGCCGAAATTAAAACTAAAGAAGTTAATGACGTACGTAATAAAATTAAACAACTCGTAGAAAAAACTAATGCCCCAGATGAAGTTGTTCAAGCAGCAAAAGCATTTTTAAAACTAAAACCTAATTTAATTTCTAATCGACAAAACTTTGTTGATAATGCCAACCTTATAATTAAAGGATTAACACCTACCAAAACAGGTCCCAAAGGTGAGGTTTATACAACTGAAGCCTTAGACATTGTTCAGTCAGATAGTTACACCTCAAATGAAAAAACCATTCAAGAGGCAGAACAGAAAAAAATTGATGAAAAAGCTTTTGCAGATTTGACTGGATTAAGTCCAGAAGAGTTTACTCTTGACCAAATGAGAAGAATACTTTATGAATCAAAAGAAAATAATTTATCACCAGAAGAAAAACTAAAATTAAAAGAAACTAAAAAAACAATTATTGCTCAAGGGTTAAAGAACGCTTTTAACAAATATGCAGCTGTGGTAGATGATATGGTCAATAAAGGAGTAGACCCTTTTTCTAAAAACAAAGAAAAAATAACTTTATCTGAAAACGATAAAAAAATATTAAAAGAGTTTTTGGATGTAGATATTTCCCTTTTATCTGAGGATACAGCGATCAGGGCTTTAGACTCAATGGTTAATTTTGCAACTAACCAAAGTGTAGGTGGAATGCTAGAGGTGGCTAGTATAGCAAAGGGAAAAAAAGAGGCTAAAAAAATGGAAGGCAAAATAGAGGCAAAGCCACTTAAGTTTTTGCTAGGCGGTAAAACATTGGGAAATATCTGGAATAAATATATTGCAACAATTCCTCTGACGATTGAGAACATGTTTAAATCTCAAGAAACTGCAAGAAATTTTGAAAGAGATAGTGGTTTTTTGGGAATAAGAAATGGTGTAGCTAAAGGAGAAAAGGTTAGTAGAGACATATTTCAAGCTTATTATGATAAATTTATACAGCCTAGTAATCTTATAAAATCAATAAGAAGAGGTGCAACAAAAACAATGCCCAATGGTAAAAGGTTTACTGACGTAGAAAACGATACCGAAAGAGGACTCTTTGCTTTTATGAGACGAACTGTTGATGGAACAGAAATTGAGCAAATTGAGGAATTCAAAAGAAGAAAAGGTTTAGTCGAACAAAGTATTGTTGAATTAAGAAACGATGGTCAATCGGTAAAAGCAGATTATTATCAAAATGCATATGATAAACTTTTAAAAGATTCTAATACTATAGATGAAGTTGACAGTAAAACTGACCCCATAAATAAAGAGGCTGTCGAATGGATGACCAATGAGTGGACAAAGGCACGGCCAGAACTAGAGAATGTTTCTTTATCTATATACAATAGAACATTAGGTAAAGACATAAGCTATACACCCGACTCTTTTATTACGCTAGAAAATGTAACCACCGAGCCTGCTTTAGGTGAGCCGTTATTCCAGCCAGAAAATGAATATATATATGATGAAGAGACTGGAGTACTAAAACCAAAGACTCCTTCATATAAACTTCCAATGAATCCAGAGGGTACAACTAATAGATATGTAAACCTAGGTTTCGATAGTAATAATTCAAATAATTTAAGATCTGCATATGCTGATATATACACCGCTGCTAGCATAAGACAATTACAAGGCTTTATAACTTCACCTTCGTTTGAAAAAATTGTCCCCAACAAAAGCGATAGAGATTTATTAATTGATAGATTTAAATTCTATGTAGAGGCTAAAAGAGGAATACAGAAAGGTCAAGAAAAGTGGCTTAAAAGTTTAAATAAATTTGCTGGTTTGGGTGTTTCAAGGGTGTTAGGTGGACCGACTCAATATGTAAAACAGTTAGTTCCTTTTGTTAACACGGCTGTAAACCTTGTTGGGAATCCTATGGCTGTTTATGAGGGTATTAAATTAATGACCACAAACAAAGATGCTGTTCAGTGGCTCGATAATAGTGGTGTGGAGATAGCAAATAGAGGTGTTCAATCGGTAACTAATTTAGAGGGGACAGACTCTCGTTTAGAAACCGACTCAGAGGGGAAACTCGGTAGAGTAGCGGATGTTATTAATAATGCACAAAACGCATGGCTTAAAGGTTTTCTTGTGAATCCTGATAGATTTGCTGCTCGTTCTTCTTTTATGGCTTATTATTTAGATAGTCTTAAAAAACAAGGAATTGATAGCGCAAACATAGATTGGTCTACTCACGAGTCAAATCAAGAAGCCCTTAGTTATGCTACTCAACAGACTGCAAGACAACAAAATACCTCTGATGTAGATTTGCAAGGCAAGCTATTTTCTGGTAAAGACCCAGTGTCCCAAGTGGCTAGGAAAGTGTTTTTTCCTTTTGCAAACTTTTTACTGAATCAAAAAACTAGGATGTATGCGGATTTAGGATCTGTTTTTTCAAAGTCTAATACTTCTCAGGATAAAATACAAGCAGGTAAATCCTTGACAGGTTTAGTTGCAGAGACAGCTGCATTTAATGCGTTAGGTTTATTTATCACTCAAAGTTTAGCAGCTATTGCTCGTGAGTTAAGGGGCACTGAAGAAGATGATGAACAATTAGACAAACAATTTAAAAGCAGAATAAAAGGTCGATCAGGACAAACTTTTACTGACATCGTTAGTCCAATACCTCTATTAAATCCTACGACTCTTGAAGGTGTAAACTCATTGGTAAGAACTTTTGAAGAAGACGAACCGTTTCAGTTTTTTGTAAACAACCCTGAAGGATTGGTGGATCGTTTAGGAGTTTTAGGAATAGGTCTTCAAAAAGCAAGAGCTGTACTAGAGATGGTAACCTTAGGCACCACTGGCGAATATACCGACAGGTTTGGAAATAAGAAAGAGATTGACCCTCAGTATAAAGAAGATATACTAGCCCAAGCACCTATTTATACTTTTTATTTACTTGGTCTGTTACCATTAGAAGTAGGTTCTATTATAGATTATAATATGAGAGCCTATAAAAAAACAAAAGTTAAAAAACAAAACACTAAAACTTCGACAGTTAAAGAAAAAAAGGAGAAAAAAACTAAAAAAAGTAAGTTAAGACCTAGGTTTAGTAAAAAAGATCCTTCTCGATTTAGCGGTAAAAGACCAACTCGTTTTAATAATTAATCATGCCATTTAGAAGTCAAGCTCAACGAGCATACATGTATAAAAATTTACCTGAGATAGCTGAGAAGTGGGAGAAAGAAACAACCTCTGGTACTTTGCCTAAACGAATAAATCCTAAAAAGAGAGGGCCTTCAATAATTTCACAAAGAAGAAGAAGACGTAGTGTATTAAAATATAACAATAGAAAGTAAGTACATCACTAAAAGAGTGATGCAAACTGCGCCTATAAAATCATAGTCTGGACTAAACTTCATCGGTTACTGACTCGCCAACGCTACGAAGCTTTTTAGTTAATGAACTAACCTCTCCCTTTAGAGGGGTATATTCTTTATCCATAAGGTGTTCGTAAATTGAGTTCAGTGATGCATGAAGATCAGCCATTACAAAGTTTATATTCTGTATACGCTTGTGCTCAATTGGAGGTAATCCATTCATGCCCTCTAAGATATAAATTATTTTGAATAAAAAAAATACCTTACTACTTAATACTCAGCAACATATTCTTATTATAATAATCTAAATAT